CATCGACTGGGTCAAGTCCCAGCTCACCATCAAGATCGGCCTCTAACCAATGGCTAAGCCGACGACGCGGCAGGAGTTCGCGGACTTCTGCCTCCGCCGCCTCGGCGGAGGCGCGGTCAAGATCAACGTCACGGACGACCAGGTCGACGACCGCATCGACGAGGCCGTGAACTACTGGCAGCAGTACCACCACTCCGGCACGACCAAGGTCTACTACGCCCACCAGATCGACGACACCGACCGCGCGAACAAGTACATCACCGTGCCGGAGAGTATCATCGGCGTGGTGCGGCTGTTCCCGGTGACGGGCTTCCTGTCCTCGGGCTCGCTGTTCGGGATGAGCTTCGAGCTCGCCATGAGCGACATCCTCCTGTCCACGCTGGACGAGGGGCTGGTCCCGTACTGGCTGACGATGACCCACGTCGAGCTGATCCAGCAGGTGCTCGTCGGCAACCAGCCGATCCGCTACAACCAGCACCAGGACCACGTCTACCTCGACCTCGACTGGAACACCAAGCTGACCACCGGCCGCTGGGTGGTCCTCGAGGCCTACGAGGCGCTCGACCCAGAGGACTGGCCTGACGCCTGGAACGACATCTGGCTCCAGCGCTACGCGATCGCGCTCATCAAGCGGCAGTGGGGCGAGAACACGAAGAAGTGGGGCAATATCCCCGGGCCGGGCGGCGTCACGATCAACGGGCAGCTGATCTACGACGAGGCCGAGGCCGACATCGCAAAGCTGGAGCGAGAGATGCTGACCAGCTTCTCGCTGCCGTCGGGAGACTTCATTGGCTAAGAAGAAGCTCAAGGACGTACTCGACAAGAAGCCGAAGAGGCCCGAGAAGAAGGACTGGTCGTACGGCAAGGGCTGGATCGGCACGAAGTCCTCGTCCCTACGGGAGATGAACGACGGCGCGCGGCCCCTCTCCGACGACGACCACATCCGCTGGCACCTCAACGCCAAGTACGGCAAGGGCAAACCCAAGACCGACAAGCTCGACGCCCGGATGATGCACCGCGACATGGCCAGCAAGGTGGCCAACCGCCGCAGACCGAACACTAAGGGTTGATCAGGTGCCCACGAACCCCATCGTGAACAGGTACGGGACCAGTACCGAGACCAACATCCTCGACGACATGATGACCGAGGCCATCCAGCACTCGGGCGTCGACGTCCTGTACCTGCCGCGCGTCCAGGAGAACCTCGACATGGTGACCCTCGAGGACCCGCTGGTCAGGTTCGAGAAGGCGCACGAGATCGCGGCCTACATCAACAACCACGAGGCGTTTCGCGGCGACGGGCACTTCATGGACAAGATCGGCGTCCACATCAAGGACCAGATCTTCCTGAAGATCAGCGCGCTGGAGTTCCAGGAGCAGCTACGGGGCTACGGCCTGAAGCGGCCGCGCGAGGGCGACCTGATCTACATCCCCATGCTCGACCGCGGCCTCTTCGAGGTCATGTTCGTTGACAAGTGGGCCGACTTCTACCCCATCGGCCACCTGCCGAGCATCGACGTCCGCTGCGAGTACTTCGAGTACTCGGGGCAGCGCTTCGCCACGGGCATCGAGGCCATCGACAAGGTCATGGGCCTCATGGACACGAACGACGCCGACACCAGCCTGCCGACGGTGGACCCGATCGCCGACAACCTCGACGACGCCGGCCGCCTGCAAACCGAGGCCAACACCTACATCGACTTCAGCGAGGACGACCCGTACTCGGAGGGCCTTTATTGAGAACGTTCAGACAAATCTTCGAGACGAAGATAGACCTCAACGGCGAGGCCGAGGTCCACAAGAACCCCGGTCCGCATATACTGAAGAAGTGGGGCGGCGTGCGGTTCCTGCACCACCCGGAGACCGGCGACGTCTACGCGTTCGACCCGAGGAAGTACCTGCACAGCGGCATCGCACACCTGATGCGCCAGCATCAGGCGGTCGATCTGCCGCACAACGACAACGCCCACAGCTATCACGTGTACCACGCCGTAACGTCTAGGGGGCCGGAAGACCACTTCCGCGTGTTCAACTCCAGTAACACGAATGCCGTCCACAAGGACTTCCCTAAGCTGCACGCTGAGAACAAGAACGTGCAACGGATGTTTAAGGGGCATAAGTTCAAGACGACGCACGGCGACCAATCATGGAATTTCGACTGATGTGCTGCTTCAAACCAAGGACCTCGACGGGCAAGCCGATCACGAGGCCGCGTCCTAAGTAAGCCATGCTCGGCAAGGCTCCATTCGGACACAACATCCTCCGTAAGTACCAGGCGGCTTTCGGCACGCTCTTCAACGAGCTGCAGGTCGAGCGACGCGACGCGAACGGCGCCGTCCAGCAGACGATCACCGTCCCGCTGACCTTCGCTCGCAAGGAGAAGGTCCTGGCGAGGCTCGAGGGCGACCCAGACCTTGACAAGGGCGCGGCGCTGACCCTGCCCCGCATGTCGTACGAGATGACCAGCATGGAGTACGACAACACCCGCAAGCTCCGCAGCTCGCGGGACCACGCGGTCCGCTACTCCAACACGGCCGGCGAGTACAAGCGCATCTTCAACCCGGTACCGTACGACCTGCACTTCAACGTCTACGTCTATGCCAAGTACCAGCACGACGGCAACTACATCGTCGAGCAGATCCTGCCGTTCTTCACGCCCGACTTCCCGCTGACGATCCACCTGATCCCCGAGTTCGACATCAACGTCGACGCGCCCGTGGTGTGCACCGGCATGCCCCGCATGGAGGACACGTACGACGGCAGCTTCAAGGAGCGGCGCTCGCTCGTGTGGACGATCCCGTTCACGATGAAGGCCTACCTCTTCGGTCCCGAGCGTGTCTACCCGATCATCAAGTTCGCCAACGTGTCCCTCTACGACGCGACCCGCCACGACAACATCCAGGACGCGATCGGGAACACCGGCGCGATCGACCGCGTTACCGTGCAGCCGGGCCAGGACGCCAACGGAAACCCGACGAGCAACGTCGCCGTCACGATCCCGTACTCGCAGATCGAGAAGGACGAGGTCTGGGAGTACGCAACCAACATCTACGGGTCGCTCGTCCCGGGCGACATCGGGGGCAACGAGGGTGAGTAAGTACTCCAAGACCCCGCCGCTGAAGCCGTTCAAGGGCGAGTCCAGCCAGACCGTCGTCACCGGCGGCGGCGTGAGCAGCAAGTCCGTCAGCGTCACGAAGGCCAAGGGCTCGCCGAAGTTCGACAAGAAGATGCCGGCGGAAGTGACCTTCATGTTCGCCGAGGGTCGGGACGCGATCATGAAGATCGGCCGCCTGCCGATGTCGGCCAATGGGTACGCCATCGGCATCAGCGGCATCGGCGTGACCTTCGTCCGCCCGCCGTCGGTGTCCGCCGACATCGCCGCGGTCAGGCTGTCCGGCAAGGCCACCAGCCTGACCAGGACCCGCCTGCTCGCCGCGGCCAAGGCCACGTTCACCGAGACCGGCGTCGCCGCCACCGTCAGCAAGAGTCGCCTCTTCGCCGCCGCGGCCAGCTCGTACGCGCTCGCCGGCAAGGACGTCACCATGTCGACGTCCATCCCCAACCCGTCAGAGGTGTTCTTCGCGCCGAGCGCTGTCGGCACCGGGACCGGCTCCAGCTTCGCCACCGCGAAGCCGCTCAGTAACACCGCCATCAACGACGCCCTGGCGGCCGGCGCGACCACGATCACCATCAGGGCGGACGCCGGCGACGTCTACTCCCTCACCGCGCCGCTGACCATCGTGCACACGGCCGCGGGCTTCGCCAACGTCAGGTTCATCCAGTCGAGCGGCGCGGCCGCGGACAACACGGCCTGGCTCGAGGGCAACCGCCAGGCGTGGTCGCCACCGGTCGACCTCGAGACCACGACCGACGTCACGGGGTGGGACGGCAACACCACGACCTCGTACAGCATGATCAACCTCGTGAACGGCAACCTGGCCTTCAGCGGCCTCAGGTTCCGCAACGTCACGGGCAACTGCTACAGCGTCGCGGCCCCGGTCGACAACGTCACCATCAACGACAACTACGCCTACAACGTCCGCCGCTTCCTGCACGACGGGTCGGCCGGCGCCACCAACCTGACGGTTAACCGCCTCAACGCCCTCGGCTTCTCTGGACGCCTATTCCGCCTCGGCTCGGCCAACACCAGCAACGTCACGATCGCCGGCCCGGGCGTGCTCGACAGCCGCCGCCAGGACGCCGACCCGGACATCGTGCGCGGCGTGGCCATCCTCGCCGGCCAGAACTACACTGTCCGCGACATGGAGTTTGCCCGCGGCTCGTACACCCAGGGCGGCAACCAGAGCGCGTACTGGAACGGCGACGGCCTGTCCGTCGAGGACGGCGTCGCCGGCGTCACCGTCATCAACTGCGTGTCCCACGGGTTCACCGACGGCGGCTTCGACATCAAGTCGGGCGG